ATGGCAGAACGAGAAATAGCAGGCATGGTTGAAAAAGCAATGGGCGCTGGTGGAGATGTCATGCCAGAAGAAAATAGTTTGGATATAGAATTACCATCGACCATGGAAGAGTTACCCGAAGGTGTTGAACTTGTTACAGATGAAACTGTAGAGGTTGTAGCCGAGCCATATAACCATGATGCTAACCTAGCAGAAGTTTTAGATGATTCTGTGTTAGGTGCATTATCTTCAGAACTACAAAGTAAAGTTCGAGAAGACATGGAGTCAAGGTCTGATTGGGAAGAAGCCATTGCCAAGGGACTTAATTTACTTGGTATTAATTATGAAGACAGAAGTGATCCTTTTCTTGGTGCTAGTGGGGTAACTCATCCATTATTGAGTGAGGCGACAACACAGTTTCAGTCCCAGGCTTATAAAGAGATGCTACCAAGTGGAGGACCTGTAAAGACTCAAATATTAGGTGTAGCTACACAACAAACAGAAGATCAAGCTCAAAGAGTAAAAGATTTCATGAACTATCAGATCATGGAGGTCATGGAAGAGTATGATCCAGACACAGATCAGATGTTATTTTATTTGCCACTTACTGGGTCTACATTTAAAAAAGTTTACTTTGATCAAACTAAACAAAGAGCAGTTTCAAAGTTTGTTCCAGCAGAAGATTTAGTAGTTCCATATTCAGCTTCTGATTTAATGACGGCTGAACGGGTTACGCATGTAGTTAAAATGTCGTATAATGATATTCGCAAACTACAAGTGGCGGGAGTATATAAAGATGTTGAATTATCTACGACAGATTCTGGAGAAGATGAAGGAAGTATTCAAGGCACTACTGACGAGTTGCAAGGACTTCATCCAAACTATTCTGATGATGTATATACACTTTTGGAAATCCATGTGGATCTCGATCTGGAAGGTTTTGAAGATCCGAATGGCATTATGTTGCCGTACATTGTCACGATTGATGAGAATTCTAGCCAAGTTTTATCGGTGGTTAGGAACTATAGGGAACAAGATCCGTTAAGAAGAAAGCGTCAATACTTTGTACATTTTAAGTTTTTACCAGGGTTTGGATTTTATGGTTTCGGGTTACTACACACAATCGGAGGTTTATCTCGTGCTGCAACTTCTATACTTAGGCAGTTAATTGATGCGGGTACGCTCTCTAATCTTCCAGCTGGCTTTAAGGCTCGTGGTGTTCGTATTCGTAATGATGATGAGCCTCTTAATCCTGGGGAGTTTAGAGACATCGATGTCCCAGGCGGAGATCTCAAAAATTCAATCATCCCACTGCCATACAAAGAGCCATCTGGCACACTAGCACAGCTTTTAGGTGTAGTTGTTGATTCTGGTAGACGTTTTGCACAAGTTGCAGATGCAAAAATAAGTGATGTAAACTCACAAGCACCAGTTGGAACGACTGTTGCGTTGATTGAGCAAGGCTCAAAGATTATTTCAAGCATACATAAGCGACTACATTACGCTCAAAAGCAAGAATTTAGAATGTTGGCAGAGATTTTTAGTGAAAATCCAGTACCATATCCATATTCTGTAGGTAATGTTAACCCACAAATTATGCAATCTGACTTTGATGGGCGTATTGACATACTCCCAGTATCAGATCCGAGCATTTTTTCTATGGCACAGCGCTTGTCACTGGCTCAGACACAGTTGCAAATGGCACAACAAGCTCCACAGATACACAATCAGTATGAAGCTTTTAGGAGAATGTACGATGCACTCGATATTAAGAACATTGACAGCATTTTACCACCTCCACAACCGCCTGCACCAGTAGATCCAGCGACAGAAAATGGTAATTCTATAAAGGCAGCGCCTTTACAAGTGTTTCCAGAGCAAGATCATGAGGCTCATGTCCGTGCTCATGTGGCATTTTTGGCTACACCAGCGTCACAAGTCAACCCACAAGGATTTGCACTGCTACAAGCACATGTTCAAGAGCATGTTGGACTGATGGCAAGAGATCAAGTGACTAAATTCTTCCAAATTTCTGTACAAGAGGCTCAAGCTAGAGGTGAAATGGTTCCTCAAATTGACTCAGCAGCGATTGAAGCAGCGATTGCACAACAAATTGGTGAAATATTAGCTGAAGTCATGCCTTCTCTACAACCACAACAACAAGTAGACCCACTTGTGCAGATTAGACAACAAGAATTGCAGAATGATACTGCTGAAATACAAAGAAAAGTGGCAAATGATCAAATGAACTTCCAAATTGATCAAGCGAAACTAAAACAAGCGTTTGATTTGGCACAACAGAGGTCAGGACTACAAGAAAAAATAGCAGAAGACAGAAATGACGTAAATATCTACAGAATAAACACACAGGCAGCGTTGAAGAAGTAATGGATCCAGTAACTATATCATTAGCCATGGGAGTGGCAGGCAAAGCTTTTGATGCGATCAAGAAAGGATTCGCAGTTGGGCGTGATATAGAACAAATGTCTGGTGATATTGGACGATGGATGGGAGCTGTTTCCGATGTGGACAATGCAGAAAAACAAGCGAAGAATCCTCCCCTATTCGGTAAGTTGTTTAAAGCTGGTTCAATTGAGGAAGCAGCTCTCGCAGCTTATGCTGCCAAAAAGAAACTTGAGGAACAAAGATACGAGCTTAAAATGTTTTTAAATATGACTTATGGTCCTCAAGCCTATGATGATCTTCTGGCTATGGAAGGTCAGATAAGAAAACAACGACAAGAAACAATCTACAAACAACAACAATTTAGAAGACAGATAGGTGAGGCGATTGGTTGGCTTGTTTGTGCAATTTTAATTGGCTTATTTGCAGTGTTAATGGCTAGTATTTGGGCAAAAAGAGCAAAGGGTGATTATAAGTTTACTCCTAGAGACTATACTACACAACAAAAAGTATGGCAGGGTAAAATTAAAAAAAAAAGTACACAAAATGTAGACTTAAAAAAAGAATCACATCTAAGTACACTAATAAAAGAGCTTGTATTTATGAGGGTGGCAATAAGACATTCACTATGATGATAGAAACATGGTGTCCAAAAAAGTATAAATGTTTGTATGATCCAAATGGAGAAGAACCAAATATAGATAAAGTTATGGAAAGTCTAAGAAGCATAGGAAAAAAATAATGGATAGTAATGTAATATTAGATGCATGGAATGAATTAACCTACTTTGAGGGAATATTATTTACAATTTGGTTATTTATCTTATATTATGGTAAATGCTGGATAGATCAGAGGTTTAAAAAATGATAAAATGGCTAATTAACATGTTAACAAATAATGGTAGAGTTGGTATTAGCTCTGCTAGAGAACTATCAAGACATAGACTTCATACAACAAAGTATGAAGATCTATGTATGTAAAAGTTATGGATCATGGCTAAGAAACTACAGAAATCATCAGTTTACGATAAATATGACATAGACAATGATGGGGTAATTACTGACGAAGAGTTTGCTCACATGTCAGAAATTAAAATGTTAGAACATGATTTACGCAAACAAAGAGCACAAAGACGCATGGCTACCGCCAGTTTGGTTGCAATGGCTTTATTTACTGGTGCGATGTTCTTTGTCGATATCGATAGAGTTAAAGCTTTGGCAGATATTAGTAATTTATTTTATATTACTGGCGGCGGTATTGTTGCTGCCTATATGGGTGCATCTGCTTTTATGAATAGGAACGGAAAATGATACAAGCATTAATAGGACCTGCTACACAACTTCTTGGTAAGTTTATTGAAGACAAAGATACAAAAAATAAAATCGCTGCAGAGTTAAGCACATTAGCAGAACGTCATGCTCAAGAACTAGCTCTTGCTCAAATAAGTGTGAACAGAGAAGAAGCAAAAGGAAACTGGTTTCAATCTTCGTGGCGACCCTTGATTGGCTGGATCTCAGGTTTATCTCTTGCTATCAATTATCTGGTCTCGCCAATCTGTGCTGGATTTGATATAATAATACCACAAGCTGATATGTCTGTTATGATGCCATTGATGTTTGGTATGCTCGGCATCGGCGGAATGAGATCTTTTGATAAGTTAAAGAAGACGGATACAAAAGAATGAATGTAAAAAAATGTCCAGAATGTGGTTTTGAATTACCAGAAGGAGATTTTTGTCCAGAATGTAGGGTAAGAAGGAGAAAGTAATGAAAGCAAAAAAACAGAAGATTAAAAAAGTTATAAAAGGACTTAATAAAGCATCTAAATTACATG